GTCCCGGTTGAGCCGACCGACGAAATGGAAGTGGCTGCGGAAAACGATTACGAGCAGACGGGTGCCACGTTCCCGCGCTGGAAGTCGGCCTACGCCGCCATGCTGAATGCTGCTCCCCCCGCCCCTACCTCGCACCCTATACCCACCGGAGCGACGGGGGATGCGAAGGAATGGGGGGCAGCATTCGACGCTTGGTTCATCAAGCGCGGCGTGTGGCCTCGGGTGAATTATGAGGAAATCTTTGCGGCCGGCTGGAATGCCCGCGCGGCTCCCGCTGCTGGCGATGCGCTGGCATACGGCAGCCCGGCAGACGTGGCCCAGCGCATTGAGCAGTACCTGTACCACGATGGCCGGAAGAACTCCGCCACGCAGCTGCTGTACGAAGCCATGAAAGCGCTGCGAGGCCCCAAGCTGAAAGGGGAAGCGTGATGGGGGACATGGGAGATTTCTGGCGCGACGTGAAGCCAGCCCTTAAGGAACGCAGCCAACAGAAGCGAGCCGACAACCGCGAACAGTCAGCGCGGTCTCTCGCGGACGCCGGCATCCAGTACGTGAGCCGGAACGCGGGCGCCCATTTGATCGTGACTGGCGCCAATGGCCACACCTATGATTTCTGGCCCGGCACTGGCCTCTGGCGCATGCGCGGCAGCACCAGGGATAACCGAGGCGTGCGCAGCTTGATCCGCGCCGCCATTGCCCAGCAGTCCCAGCGGAAGGAGGCGTGATGGACAAATATCAGCAAGCCATCCTCGCGCTGAACGTGGCCGTCCAGGAAGTGAATCGATTATCCGAGGAAATCGGGAAGGCGATCGAAGCTTCCCTTGTGGCGCAGGATCCGCCGGATGGCGTCATTTCCTACCGCCACCAGTCCATCAACTGGCTGGAGCGCGCTTACGCGCTCGACCATGACGACGACGGCGAGCGCCACCACGCCCACCACGATGGAGACGTCGACGCTTACCTGGCTGCCAACTGCCAGCATGCTTTGCTGGCCCACCAGCTCATTCAGCAACGCAAGACCGCCAAGAAGGCCCGCGCCAGCGCGCGGCGTTGGATTACCAAGCTCGGCAAAGAGCTGGCCGCCACCACCAAGGAAAGCCATGACTGAGAACAACGCCGCCCAGCCTGGGCAAGACCCGCTCTTCGAGGCGATCGACATTCTCACGGTCGCGGCCGATGAACTTCGCCATGCCCACACGCTAGGCGATTCCTTTGACGACTGGACCGGCGAGCCTGAAGCTAAGGCGGAATACGACCGCACGTTGCGAGTCGTGGCTGCGCTGTCCAAGCTGCGCGCGGAGGGCGTGCAGGCGGACGGCAAGCGCCATGACTTAGATTGGATCGAAGGCGTCCGCGTCACTGACACGGTGGGGCGCGGCTGGTGCGTGCGGATTGACGGCACCGACATATTCGAGGACGTCAATCGCTACGGCTGCAAGGGGCGTCGTTCCTTCCAGATCGCTTCGGGCTTGCCCAACAAACAAGATGCCGAACGGGTTGCAGCGGAATGGTTGGACCACCAACGTGCCGCCCTGGCAAGCGCCCCTGTAGCCGCCATCTCTATCGGTGTGAATGCCTCCGGCCAGGGCGCAACCATCTGCATTATGCAGCCGCACGCGGACGGCAGCGCCACCACGATCTATTCCGAAATGCACCCGCTAGGCGACAGCATGGGTCGTGCCGCCCTGGCAAGCGCCCCTGTAGCCGGGGAGGCGCAGCCGGTTGAACTGCGAGGTGTGGCCGAGACGATCAAGGACGGCGATGGGTTCTGGCGGTCCTGCTCGGGATGCCATGAGCTGAACGAGGGGCGCGATACCGGCCCCTATAGCGCGGTGTTCAAGTGCCACCTAGGCAATGGATGCAGCGAATGCGGAGGCATCGGCGCGATTTGGGACAGCACTGATTATCAAGCGATGGCCGATGCCATGGCCCGCGACATGGGGCAATCGGTCAATGCCGCGCCCCAGGCCAGCGAGGCGGTGCGCATCCTGTTCCCCGCTCACCTGCGCAAGATGTGGTCAGGCGGCGCGGTGCAGGCGTGGTTGGACGAGCACCAGGGCATCACGCCTCCGAAGGCCAGCGCCAAGGGCAGTATGGAACGCTACCGGAATTGGCAAGCGGAACAGGCCCAGGCTGACAAGGACGGCGGGGATTGCGCGAAGGGTGCGGGGGATGTGTCATGACCGCGCAAATCGGCATCGCCTTGTTCGGCGTGGCAGCCATCTGGCTATCCCAAGCATCCAGCTCGGAACAGCGCCGGTACGCCTGCCTGTTTGGCTTGGCTGGGCAGCCGTTCTGGTTCTGGTCCGCCTACAGCGCCCAACAGTGGGGAATCTTTCTGCTGTGCATCCTCTACACCCTGTCATGGATTCGTGGCGTTCGGACGCACTGGCTTAATCGCACCGCCCTGGCCGCGCAACCGGGAGCGCAGAAGGGAGGCGGCTATGCCAATTGAGAGCCTGGACCCAGACGCTCTGGAACTGCAAATCGCCACGTACATGGGCATCATCCCGCCATGCCCCTTTTGCGGTGGAAACGCGATTCTGAGTTGCAGCGTCAACGAACAGCCGCTTTTCGGCCACGGCCCGGTTTACCAGGCGCGCATCTCCTGCACAAACTACGACTGCTGGGGTTCCGTCTTGCAGAACGAGCACACCCGCGATGCCGCCCAGAAGGCCGTAATGGCGCAATGGGCGCGGCGCACTCCCCACCCCAAGCAGCACAACGACGGAGGCGCGGATGAGTGACCTGAAACCATGTCCGTTTTGTGGCGGCGCAGCTGAAATGTACAACCCGTTTCACATTCTGGGGAACCCGAGCCAAGCTGCGACCTATCGGGGCGGCGTACGGTGCCGCGCATGTGGGTGCGGCTCCAGGGCGACCACTCCACCCGACGAGGCCGTCAAAGTCTGGAATCGACGCGCCACCACCGACAACAAGGAGCAGTAATGGCACACGCAGCCCAACACCAAGCATCGGCCGCGTGCTGGTGCGCCACCTGCCGCCCCGTGTCGTTCGGGGATATGCGGATGGTGCTGTGCCCGGTGTGCGGGAATAAGCGCTGTCCTCGGGCGGCAGACCATCGCTATGCCTGCACGGGTAGCAACGAGGTCGGACAGGTCGGCGTCGATGTAGCAGATATGGCGCATCGGGCGCCGCAATGCCTCATAAATGGAGTCAACATGACCCGAGACGAAATCGAAGCCATCGCGCAGCGGCCTACGTACTGCAAGACGGATGGCGAAGCGGTCACCCTGTCGCGAGCCGAGCGGGATGCGCTGGTGGCGATGGCGCAGCGGTATGCGTGGCTGCGTGTTCAGCCTAACGACACCAGCACGCCACGCATCGACGTGGTGCATTGGGTGGACGAAGGCGATATCACAGGCGGCTCTGGCCTGCGCCTGGAAGAGCTTGACGCCGCCATTGATGCCGCCATGGCAAAGGAGCAAGCGTGAACGACCTCCCCGAAATCGACCCTGAAACCGACGACTGGTCCAAGCGTGACCCCGCCATCGCATTCCACCTGATCGACCGATACGCCGAGAACTGGGCGCATGTCGGCGTACTGATGGAGCGCTGGGCCAGGGCTTGGGTGAAGGCTAATCCGGAGAAGGAGGAACCATGAATTGGCCAGAAGCGATATTTGGCGCGGTCTTTGTTGTTTGCGTGGCATGGGTCTATGTCACCGCCATCAAGGACAAGGATGACTGACGTCATTGAGCAGATGCTCAGAACCACCCGCAAGAATTGGATGAAACAGCCCGCCTAGCGCGGGCTTCGTTTTGGAGGCGATATGCTTTCTGTCCCCGAGGCCGCCCGCGAATTGGGGGTCTCCCCTCGTACCGTCTATGATCTGGCCGCCCCAGGTGGCCCTATCCCCTGCCACCGCGTCGGGCGTCGAATCCTGTTCTCGCCCGAAGACCTATCCGAGTACCTGCAATCATGCCGATATACCGAGACAAAGCGCGCGGTTGCCTCGTCTTTGAGTTCGACCGTCTCATTGAAGGGAACCGGGTCCGCGCTAGAAAAGCTCTTCCAAAGTCGTGGAGTAAGGCCCAGGCTGACGCCTACGACCGCCAAGAATCGGCGCGGCTCTACGCCCTTGCATCTGGTGTCGAACGCCCGCAGTTCCTGATTGAAGACGCGGTGGCCATTTATCTCAAGGAGCGCGTCCCAGATTTGAAATCGGGAGATAACATCCAGCGCGAGCTTGGCATGATGATGTGGGCGTACAAGGGCAAGCCCATGGGCGCGCTGGCCGAAGTGTGCCGGGCCTACGTGGAGAAGGCGTTCAATGAGCAGACCGGCGAGCCGCTATCAGCCGCCACCAAGCGCAACCGCATCCGCTACCTGACCAGCGCCTGTCGCTGGGGATGGAAGCGCCACGGGATGCACGACCGCGACCCGGCCGAACGGGTAATCGCCCCGGAGGTTCGGAACGAGCGTCGGCACTATGTGAACCGCGCCGAGATGCTAGCCATCGCCAGGGCGTGCAAGTGCAAGAAGTCGCGCGCGGCTATCCGGATCGCCTTCTACAGCGGGATGCGCCTGAGCGAGATTCTGGAGGCGGTACGTCAGGATGGGATGTTTCTGCTTGAGGACACGAAGAACGGCGAACCTCGCCACGTGCCGATGCATCCCAAGATCCGGGCCGCATCGAAGGTGGGGCCGCGCAACAAGTGGAGCGTGTCCAAGGAGTTCAAGTCGGCAGCGGTCGCCGTGGGCATGGGCCATCTGCGCTTTCACGACCTGCGGCACAGCGCGGCAAGCGCCATGATCAATGCCAAGGTCAACCTGTACACGGTCGGCGCGGTGCTGGGTCACAAGTCGGCAGCCAGCACGCAACGCTATGCACACTTGGCTACCGAGTCGATCAAATTGGCGTTGGGGGAAATTGGCAAAAAATCCCCCACACAAAAGAAAGCGCGGGTTGCGTAAACTGCCCGCAAACCCGCGCCAATT